ATGTAATCACATACTTCGATATTATCTTCTTTGATCTCTTTTATTGCAAGCTTAAATTGCTTCTCGTTATAGACCATGTACCATAGTAGCTTTAGTTCATCAAACCCCATGTCCTCTTTTTCTGCAATTGCTTGTAATTTTTCATTCATGTCTCTAGTCATTTTGTCCCCTTACAAATATTATAGTACTTATTATTGATGCTGCTGCAAAAATTATCATTGCGATTATTTCATAATCCATCCTTAACCTCCTGATATTTTTTTTCTGTCCTTACGTGCGTTATGATGTATTTGCCCGACTATAGACAAAATGTCTCTTGCTGGACCTAGCATTTTAACTTTCCAATTCTCTACAGCGTCGTATAAAAGGTTTCCTGTTTGCTCTAGTTCACGTTCTTTTCTATTCACAATCATAATCTTTTCCTCTGCGCTTTTCCTTAATACTTCCGCATCGTTTATTTTAGCTCTTAATATACTATTAGCTCTCTCTTTTTCCATTAGAACAGTTTCATTTTTATATTCTATGCTCTTGATCAATTCTTCATAAAACTTTTTTTGTTCTTTTAATTCCTGCCTGGCCTCCTTCTTCCCGTTCTTATAACCTGCATCATACATGATCCCTTGGAAAATATTTCTCACTTTCGTCCACATTTTTTGTTCCTCCCTTGCTTCCTTTGCCGAGTTTATATTTTTCGGCTGTACCTTTTTTTGAGTTTCTTATTTAACACTTCTGACTGAGCATCTGCATTTGACGCAACGGCAAGAGAACTATAAACAATTAAAAGTACACAGATTGCAAGCATAACTAAACTAATTGTTAAATACATATTACTACTCCATCTGTTATTTTAGAACAACTTATCTGGTATACACAGCCTTGTCAAGTATTTAAATATAAAAAAAGAAAACCTCTCGTATAAAGAGGCTTTTTGACACTGATATGTGTTCATTGTAATACATTTTGTACAGTTATTTTGTGATTATGGTCTCAATTTTCGTTAGTCTTTTCTCTGTTTTAAGCTTGTGGTCATTAAAAAGGTCAAACAGTCTGCTTATATGAGCGCCATTATCACCGATGGCTTTCATTATTCTGCTCTCTGAGCCGTCCATTTTTTCCTTGATTTCCTGCCCGTTTTTTTCTTTGTATTCTTCTATTTCTGTTTTAACCTTCATGTAGTCATCAGTTGTCTTAATGCCTAACTCGGCCATTAGTTTCTGATGTTCGTCTAGTTTTTCATTTACGGTCTGGAATTCTTTTTCGTTGCTCTTCACGTGTCTATTCCATATGTATAGCATAAGCCCAAACAGAGGGGCCAATACAAACTTTGCCGCCATTCCGAGTGTTGTGGATATTGTACTGATTGTCACTATCTGCTCCTAGTAAAATATAGTAACAAAAGCATGGAACATAGATAAGACTACGTATAGAACAGCAATAATTACCAAGGCTTTTGTAACTTCTCTGTCATTTTTCCCTGTTTTTTTTTGTTTTTGTAACACCATTTTACCACCTATGAATGTAACCATACAATAGCCTGGTCATAAGCGTCGTCTACGTCTTGCTTAGTAGTCCAGCTTGCAGCATTGGTTTTAAAAGACGTCCATTGCGTTCTAATTTGGTCAAGAGTTCTATTTATATCGTACAAGTTACTTGCGATATATGCAAACAGTTGATCCTTTTTTTGTTTCTTGTAATCAGTGATAAAGTCTGGGTTATCATCGATTTCTGTTTGTGTTTTTTCTGTTGCCATAGTGCCGTCCCATGTAAAAATATATACTCCATAGTCATTAGAGATACTTTTGTTATTTACGCTATGTCGTATTATTGTTGTATCTTCTAATAATATTTCTGTACCGTCAAACTTATTTTTCTGCCATTCGAAGAATACATCTGTTATTTCATTGCTAGCATTTACTTTTATGTATTTGTTCATTTCCTCCTCCTAGTTTCCTGTATACGATGCTACAAAATGTGTGCTTGATGGTGCAGGAGCTAGCCCCTCTGTGTGTGGCCTTATTATATCCCCTTTAGAAAGATATCCAGACCATGACAAAGATGATGGCAAACTCCCAGCAGCTGACCTTTCAAGGCCAATTCTATCTTGAACATTTATACTCTGTATCCCGGTTGTTAATTGTGATGAATTCAATGAGAACCCTAAGTTTTGCCCCCCACCGCCAGAGGATGTTGTCGAGAAAGAAAAGGAATATTTCCCACTCCTTTCTATTGTTATTTCCAAACCTTCAGTGTTCCCATTATAGCCCGTGCTATGATTTTCTGTAAAAAGGTTCCCGTAATTTTCTCTCTCATTGGCAAATCTCATGATAGCCGTATCTGTGCTTCCATACCCAGAATAAGTGTCAAGGCGTAATTGGCAACTAATACGCTCCTCTAATACCTGCCAATATCCGGTATTTGTGTCGTCCCCGTATATTTTAAGCCTATCCTGCGACTTAGGCATATCTATTGTGACTAATTGGTCTTCTGTTATTTCGTCTGATCCACCGCGAGATACTATACAATTATTACCTCCTACCACATGAACGACTTCTATTTCTCTACCATCGTTTGTTGATAGTCCCGGAAGTGTTATTGTTACATCAGCAATACTAGAATCTACTAAAACTCTGGTTACTCCATCACCATCTGTTATGGTGTATGATGTAGTTATATATATAACTGTACCTCCGCCCAAAGCATTGATTCTGCTTTCGTGATCCTCGAAATTACCTTTAACATCATTTCCCCAATCTGTTGCGATTAAGTCGCCATCGCTAATTGTGGGTAATACTACGTATGCCATTTTGCCCTCCTAATTCCCTATATATGTTGCAGTAAATTCCATGTTAGCAAATACTCCTGGGGCAACTCCATCGGTGTGTGCCCTGATAATGTCGTTTTTATCCAAAACTCCTGACCATGAACAGCTTATTTTAAATGAACCGCCAGATGGCGACTGCTCGTGCGCTTTTCTATCTCTAGCATTTATAGAACCTACTGCTGTTGTCAACTGCGTTGAGTTCAAACTAATTCCAATAGTGTCACCTCCGCTTGCACCTGAATTACCTATAAAACAAAATGAATACTTCCCACTTCTATTTATAATTATTTCTAAACCTTCTGTATTCCCATTGTATCCGGTAGAATGATTTTCACTAAACATATTACCAATATTTTGCGAAGCGTTTGTGAATCTCATTATTTTATTGTCTGTAGTTCCGAATCCAACATATGTATCTGTAATAATTTCACAACTGATGCGCTCTTCTAGGATAGCCCACTCAGATACCGTGCCTATGATCTTCATTCGATCATACTGCTTGGGTAGTTCTACAGTAGCTAAACCATCTATTGTTTCAGCAACCTCACCATCTATTATTAAATTATTCCCACCGGTTTGATGAATAAACTCTAGTTCTCTGTCTTGATTATCTACTAGTGTAGGAAGAATTATTGTTATATCCCCACCGGACGTGTCGCATATAAACTTACCAAATCCGTCTCCGTCTGTTATAGTGAATGGAGAGTCCGCATTAGTTAAATACTTTGTTGTTGACGCTCCTATTGCTGATATCCTGGTTTCATGGTCTATAAAGTTATCATTAACTTGATTTGTCCAAGACTCTTGTATTATTTGCCCACTGTTTAAAGGGCCTAGTTCTACATATGCCATTGTTATTCTCCTACGTAATTTTCTCCGACTACCGCTTCATCTACGACAGCCCATTCTGTACTTACACTATCTGCGCTTGCCCAGAAAGCATTTTCCCAATAGTCCCCATTCCAGAAAGACCCTTCAATGTATTCTCTATCTGGTATTATTCTTACTGTATATTTTTCTCTATTATTTAGATAATCTGGAGCGACTCCTAATACCTCTCCAATCTCGATATTCTCTTCTCCATACTTACCTGTATCTATTGCTACTATATCCCATATTCTAATATTCTTATCTATATCTACAGGATCAGTTTCAATTATCCTTTCTGGCTGCTTGCTAGTGTCCATTATCTCTAGTGCTAATGTCTCTGCGTCAGCTTCTTCTGTTAATCCTGTTTTAACAGGACTTAGTGGTTCTCTTCTGTTTATGCCATAATCGGTTATAACACTTACCTTGTCTCCTCTGTAAAGAAAATTAAAAGGGTCTTTTGTTACATAATTACGGCTATACTCGATAAGAAGTTCACTAACAGTAGAGTCACTTACTACATTTATGTTAGGATCAGATATCTCTTTGTTTTGAGTGACAAACCTTTTGATAGCAGCACTGGTGTCTCTGCTTATAAAGGTTATTTTCCCAGTTCCTTGTATATCTATATTTCCTTGCAAACTAGTTTGTATAGGTTCAATTAGCTCTTCTATAAATCCTTTATCAGTCTGGAAAGAAAACCCTAAACTTTCTGGGTTTACAGCTGTTTGTTCATTCCATTCATCTACATTATATGTACTTTCGAGAAAAGGAACACCCGCAAGCTTAAGAAAAGCATCTTTCATTATATCTAGACCATTATTATAGTCACCATCTATGTCGTAAGCTTCTCCTTCCCAACTCCAATCTTTTAAATCTGATACAGCAACGCCTGCTGGCTTTGTGGCGCTTACAGTGCAATTGACAAGATCTATAGTCAAAGAGCCTACGTCATTATCTTCTTTGTCGTAAACCGCTGTGACAGCTCTTATACTATCCAATGAAGGGTCAGCAAGAAGAAATTCGGCTGTCCCACTAGAAGAGCTTGTCAAAGAGTCTTGATTTGTGAGGAGCATTTTCCCACGTCTTATTTTGCCCCAAGCAGTAGGTTTGAACTTATCCTTATTACTCCCTATATTAGGGTATTCGTCAGTAGTAGCTATATTGGGGCATATAGGTTTGTTCTCAAACAGTCTGCTTTCGATTATTTTCTGCTGAACATTAGACCCATTATGTATATACCCGTCCAATACTCCGGTGAATATACGGTTGCTTGTTTTAAGTTCTGTCTCATCCTCGTCATTATAGAAAACCCACACTGGAACTCCTACAGCTGATCCTGCAGGTGCTTGTCTAAACTGATTTATCTCATCAGCTAGTCCTATGCTAGATCTTTTAAAACTAAGTAGACCTAATTTAACAGGGTCTACTTTTTTGCTAAGTCCTTGTAACGATGTTATAATCGGGTCATAGTATACGTCGTCAAATACGTTTTTAGTAGTATTGCTGTAACCTGAAGAATATCCAGAAACTATAACAGAGATGTTGCCAGGGTTGCCTTTCGGATATCTTGTTGACTCATTCCAATGGATATACAGCACTCCGTCGGCGTCGTCCCAATACCATGACCCGGGCAGCGCTTTACAGTCCGGGACACTTTCGACTACGAACAAAACATCACCTTCCTGGTTAACTCCTAGAACCTCATCTACATCATTTGTAACATCTTCCCAAGTCCAGACAGAAGAATCAGCAGGATCAGTATATGTTCTGGTGCCGTTTAAACGTATAGTAAAGACTGCCCCATCATAAGCATAATTATGTCTAAGGTCTATTCTTTCTCCCTGTTTAGTGTATACTATCATATCCCATCCTAAAAGTAGAGCTTGTCTATGCTCCAAATTGTTTTTATTATACCCAGATCCGCATTCCCAGATATACTAGTCGAACTCACTAATGCTCTCACTCCCATATATACAGAATCTCCCTGTTTAAGATATAATGTCCTTGTTTGTACATATGTCTGGTATTCTCTAGCGCCAGTAGGGTCATAAAATACTTGTCTCGATTGCAGCAGCAGGAACCCATTTACTCTTAAACTCAAATAAACTGTTCCATCGTTAGCCGTTTGTGTTAAAACAATATGCGCGTTTGATTGGTAGTATCCATCCTCTGGCACTACATATGTGTATGTGCCAGTATTAAAAGAATTAGTTGTATCATGCTCTATAGTATCAAACTGTATGGGCTGTTCAGCAGCAACACCCGAAACCGATTGAAAATCGGTGCTCATAGTAACAGCACAATGAGGCTCTGGCTGATTATCTAAATCTATTTTGAAATACGATTCGTTTGTTTGGTCTATAAACCACCCTAGGGTCCTTATCAAATTGCCAGCTTGGTAATACCCTTGCTTGGGTGTATTGTATGATCCCTTGCTAGATGCACTCCCAAAAGCTGTAGATGGGTTATCAGTGAATGTAATGTAGTTATCTGTAGCACTGCTCATTTGGAATGTTTCATCGTCTGTAGTTATAAGATATGTATTGCCGTTAACTTCTATCAAAGATCCAACCTCAACTGTTACCGTTGCTGGTGTAGTCCCAAAATCTACGCTAATTCTTGATAAATCACCATTTATACGTGTATCGTCTACGTTTGCACTTAGATTGTTTAGATCTTGTGCTGGCAAATACTCATTTCTTTGCGTTATACCCATCTTATGTTACCTCTCTTATTCCTAATGTCGTCTGCGCCTTTTCGTAATTTGAATCGATGTCAAAGTTATCATATTGAGACGCTGGAGCATCTAATATACCTAAAAGAACTTCGCCATTGATAACTGGCTCTATATCAAAATAAAACGGCCTTTTATTCGCATAGCCATCTAGCATTATTGTTCTCATATTAGACCTTAATGTCAAGAACTCTACGGTCTTTCTTGTTGTTACATTATAAGTCTGGTATTTATATTCAGACTGAAATTGAACACCGTTTACTCTAGTGATTGTAACGCTGTCATTGCTGTTGTCTTTTGCTTGATAAGTCTCTAAACATTCAAAGTCTATCCAGTCACCACACCAGAAATACCCTAATACATTTTCAAAGTCTGTTGATGTCCCATCGAATTCTATTTCTATGCTTTTTATAGCTGTAGCGCTAGTTGTTTCATAAACTAGATTGTTATATTGAAACCCTGATACATCACTACTTGTAAATGTTTTTGATTCTATTAACACAGAGCCAGAATCGTATGTCCTTAAAATTAAATCATCTTCAAACTCCACGTTAAAGAATGCGAACCCTTCTGCACTTATAGTGGAGTCAAGAGTTATAGTTATTGTAATATTATCACCAGCTGCTGCAAATACTTTTAAGGAGTCGTTATCGACGATATTATTGGCAAAGGCTCCTATATCAGCGCTAATCGTTGTGTTGTCTGACGTGATTTTATTTATGTTTCCTGCTTTCATAATTAACTCACTTTTATAGCAGAATTTCTTCTTATCTGAAAATCTCCGCTATTTGCTATATCATTTACTTTTCTTGTTAAGAAAGCGTCAAACGCCTGCTCTCCTATTTTTACTGTTATATTTTTCATCCCGCCATTTTCATCTGCTTGTCGAGAAGGAGTGACATTAACCTCTTCTCCTTGATTAACTCTCAGTAATCCACTATCTGCTTGATTACCTGGCGGAACTGTGAATGTTCCTCCAAACTGAGCCTGTGGTATTGGCTGAGATCTTATAGCTGCTATTTGAGCCGCTCCTTTTGCCGCACTTATCCCAGCTAAGACATAACTTGCTGGAGGAGGAACAGATGCCAGAGCTTTGGTTACCGCCGCAGCAGTATCTAATATAGCGGCAAATGTTGCGAACTTTTTCTGATCTTGTGCAGCTTTTCTTTGAAGTTGTAATCTCTTCTCTGCTATCTCTTCTTCGCTTGCCCCTGCTGCTTCTAATCCTTCTATCTCTTGGGCAATCTGATTTTGCCTAACTTGGCTAAGGCTTTGCGCTATTTGGTTGAAATCTCCTAGAATGGTAGCCCCAGTTTGCACATTGCTAGCTAACGATTGGAACCTTTGTTGTTCTAGTAAAGCTGATTGCTGGTTATAAGCCTGCTGTGCTGCTAGTCTTTCTTGTGCAGATATATTCTCTAGCTCTAATACTTTAGATAAAGCAGTCTGTAGATTAGCCTGCCTTTCGCTGAAAGAAAGTTGCTGGTTATTAGCTATATTCTTAAAGAAATTATCGAACTGTTGTTCTCTTTGGCTTAGTTGGAACTTCTCTAATGTAGCTACATCAAGCCCAGCTTGAGCTACGATCTTCTTCTGCTCTGCAAAAGCCTTGCGTTGGTTTGCCAAAAATGCTGTTGGATCTCCTGCCTGCTCTAGGATTTTTAGGGCTTCTGACTGGTCTTTGATGGAAGCAGTTCTCCTTTTCTGTGTCTGTATTAGTGCAGCTTCTGATTGAATATTGCTATTGACTGCTGCTTCCTGGTCCTTGTAAAGATCCACTAGCACCTGGTTTATTTCAGCAACCCGGCCTAGTTCCTTTGTTGTATCGCCTCTTTTGCCTTCTGCTTTGATAATCTCTCTTTGACGATCGATAGTTCTTGCAAGTTGACGCGCTCTGTCTCTCTCAGTTCTTGTAAGATTGCGGTTATTCTCTGCTAAGTTTCTTAATTCTTTAGATGCTCCAGCAAATGTCTTAGACGTTAGATTAAACTCGTTTCTAGCAGTGCCAAGTGTTGCGTTCAGTGTCTTAAGAGCGTTCTTTTGATTATTTAAAGCGACTGTTTGTCTTGCCGCTGCGTCTTCCAGTTTACTTTCTGCTGATATACTCTCTATGATTGATGCTAGTAGTGCAAATGACTTAGCTACAAAAGCTGCCCCTTTAATAAGTTTCCCTAAGGAGCTTACTAAAATACCACCATCCTTAGATAAAGCAATAAACGCCCTCCCAAGAACGGCAATATCAGGTAGAACTTGTGAACCTATTGAACCGCCTATTTGCAGTAATGTGTTTTTGATAGTCTGACCTACCTGCCCAAATGTAGGCGTTAATTGATCAAACTCTTTGTTTATGACGGCTGCTTGCCCTTTAAGAGCTTTTACGATAACTTCACTTGTAATCTTACCTTCTGCCGCTAACGCTCGTAGTTCTCCGACTGTAACTCCTAGACTGGCAGCTATCGCTTCTTGTAATCTTGGTGCTTGTTCTGCTACAGAGTTGAACTCATCACCCCTAAGCGCACCTGCTGCTAAACCTTGTGATAACTGCCTAATAGCGTTTGATGCTTCTTCTGCAGATGCACCAGAAACGATAAACGACTTATTGATTGCGTCTGTTACTGTAAGTAAATCTTTATTTGATACGCCAAGGCTTCTAGTTGATCTAGATAGCCTCGCATATAATTCTGCTGTTGACTCAAAGCTTGATCTTGACGCCTGTGCTAGATCAAACAGTTGTTTCTGAGTTTTTTGTAAGTCTTTTGTGCCGTTTGTAACTAGCTTTAATTTGTTATTAACGTTAGTATAGGCATCTGTAAGCTTTATAATCTGACGAGTAAGAGCAACCACACCCACTGCAGCGATTATCTTCTTTAGGCTACCAAATGATTTACCAGCCTTAGCTGTTGCTTTAGCATTCTCGTTTGTAGAGTCGTTTAAGCTCTCTAAAGAGTCGTCTAGCTTCCCAAGGTCTGTTGTTGCCGACTTAGCGTCAGTTTTTACTGGAATTATCAGTCTGGCTGCAGTTACATCTGGCATAGTTACCTCTTCTTCGCAAAAATTTTAGCGTAATTGTCCATTCTCTTAATGATCGCTTCCAAGTATTGAACCATTACTACCTCTAAGGAGAAATTGTTTTTAAAATGCATCTCCATTTGCATTATTATATTCAAAAAATCTGGATCGTATTCACTCCAAGAACCGCCTTGAGGTAGGCCAAAACCATTATGGTAATATTGCCATGCCTCAAAGCAGCTCCAGAAATGAGTATCGAAAAGATTCGAAACCTCGTCCTTTCTACATGCATATATTGGTCTATTCTTGCTATCCACTATTACATGTGTTCTATCCCCTCTCCCTTCTGCATATTTGACATTGGTCTTCCCTTTGCAGACGAGATGAAAGGCGCCTATGACTTTTTTGTATCCACCCCCTCTGCATCTAAGTTAATTATAAAGTTATTTAGCCCAGAAACAATACTATATAGTTCTGGGAAGTCACCACTTAATAGGTCGTCTATTTTCATTTCTCTCTCTTCTGTGTCGCCTATTTCTAGCATTGGGGCATTTCTTAGTTCTTTAATGTGCAGTTTAAGTTTAGCAAGATTGTCAATTCCCGTTAACTTATAGTTCTCATCGTACTGGTATATAGATGCCCCTTCTAAAGCAAGATTTACCTTTTTGACTACAATTGCGAACCTATCTTGTTCTTGCTTCTCTAAGTTGTCCTGCACATCTGGGTAAAAATAAAATTCATTTTTGCTACTTACTTTTAATTTCATACTCATTTCCTTTTGTCAGATTAACGCCCGTTTTCAGGGCGCATCTGGGTTTGTATTCTATGTACCGTCTCCTAGACGATAGAAAGTTGGTGTTATAGTAACTGTGTTACCATTTCCTGAATCAGTATAAGACAAAGTACCGAATCTAAAAGGAGAAGCAAATGTCTGTGCTGATCCCAGCTCCCCTCCTACAGATTCTCCGTATAATTGGATAGGTGCTGCTATCCACATCTTGTCAGCGATATTTGTATCATCATTGACATAAAGGAATGCAAATAATACCTCTTCCCTTTGTGCAAACGAGTCATACGAAGCGTCGCCATCCTGTTTCACTATTCTTATAAATTGTCTAAGTGGGCCGTCTTTATCATCTGTTATACCTGTAACAAATACCCCGTTTATTGTCCCACTAGCATCTGACTTACCTGACCGATATGTTTTTACGACATCGCATAATGTTGTAGTTTCGATCTCTTCTTTTGTAAATTCGTTAGTCCAGTCTGTGACATCACACTTATCTGTCATGTTTAACGTCACTACATCATCGTCAATAGCTGGCGTTATAGACGCTCCTGCTTCAACGACAAGAACGTCTCCATTTGAAATATTGTCTCCACCGTCAGCTGGAGCTGGAAACGCCGATACCCCAGCAACGTTTGTTACTACGTAAATACCTTCTGGTAAAGGCGTCGCGCCGTCACCAGGGATCTCTGTCCCAAATTCAGCTGTTTGGAGAAAGCCATCATCCCCAACTAGCTTTGTACCATTTCCTTGAAAAGCCATTATTCAGCCTCCTTGATTTCATTTTGTTCTTCTTTTACTTCTTTTTTATTCTTAACAGGTGCTTCATTACCACATATGCCACAAACATATGCTACAGGGATGTGGTTATTTCTCCTTGTATAGAATTGCTGGTTACCGCATTTATCACACTTCATAGTATACTCCTTTAATGCACATTTATTATCTAAGCATTTGCAAGCCATTATTTCGCCCACAATTTATTTATAGCTTCTACCTTGGTACTTCCAGTCGCTTTTAAATTGCAATTATTACACTGAACTCTATATTCCCCAGCTGTATTGATCACAGTATAGTCACCACCGCATTTTTTACACTTTTCAGGTACTATATACCCGTTTTCAATTCCTTTGTCGATGAAACGCCGTGTTATCTCGAAGCACTCGTCTACAAGAGTGTCGCATAAATCATCCCCTCTTTTAATTCTTTCTATAAATATTGTTTTTATAAACTCTAAGTTCATTTACACCCTACCCCACCATATTGTTGTTTCGAATATTGCACCCCAAGCTAAGTTCTCTGCTTGGCCATCATTTAAGACAGTTACGCCTGTTGTTATATTATTATTTATTAACACCTTATCAGTAGTTCCAATTTCGCCTTTAATTTTATTCACCTGTTCCTTGAAAGCGTCGAGATATGTGAGTGTGCTTGCTGCATTCGCAGCATCTGCGTTGCTTCCACCAGCATACCCGCTGAATTGGAATACAGCCCTTCCAGACTCACCTTGCTCTTCACACAAAGTCTCAGGTCTCTCTGGGTCAGCTACTTTTATCATAATAATATAGGGAGAAGTTAGACTCTCGCCAGATCCATATTCGAACGACCCAGTTATCACCAAATTATTCTTTATGTGTTCGTATAATATCTGATCTATTGTCATATTTTGCTCCCCTGTATCGCTCTATTTAACGCAATTTCTTTCGCAATACTTATATTGTTTGACGTACTTGCTTGTACCGCAGCTGGTCTCATATACGGTTGATACCTGTAGTTTGGCTTGCCATACGCTCGTAAGCCATACTCCTGTGCTAGTGCGTATGGTGCTTGTGCAAATACTATATATTCTGCTGGGGCAATGCCTACTATAGTTATTGACCCCTTAAGATCCCCGCTATCAACCGCAACTCTTCTTTGTGCAAAAGCCTCTATTTGACGAGCAACTTCGAAAGCCATCTCATTTGCGAATATAGCAGCGAACCTTGAAGTATCTATGTATATTTCTACGCCCATTACTCGAACACCTGTAACACTATTTCTTTGTGGTGCTCAACGCCAGAAATGCCCGAAGGTTGAATAGCGTATATCATTATGTACTCTTGACTATTCTGGATAACTTTATATCCATATATTGCAGGTGTGTCTACTGATGTATATAGTCTATGAGTAGCTTGCTCACCGTTCTTGCCATCTCTGAACTTTTCATGACCTGATATAGGCTGTATGAAGCCTTGGTAAGGCGAGCCTACTAAATCTTGCCATAAAGGAGTCTGAAAGCTACCAGCGCCTATTCTCTCTTGTATTTGGACGTCACTATAGTAATCTTCTAAAGCCATTAACAATATCCTCTTTGAAACTGTTCTATCATAGCTACGATATCAGTAGGAAGTCCAGTTTTGTTGTCAAACTTAGTGTAATCATAAGTCCCTATTGACTCTTGTTTCAACCCGTTAGCACTAGATTTGCTTAAGAAGTATCCGACTATTTTAGAAGCCACAAGTTGTGATCCATAAGGGTATATTGTTAGTTCTGCATCATCTGACGAATATGTAGCGGCATTTTCGATTGTTATTTTGTCGTCTTCTTCCTCAACAAGAGTTATTAGTTCTCGCAGGCCGCCTTTTAAGTCTTCAATGATCTTCCCAGCTTTTACATAAGTAAATTCATCAATATCTGTTATCTCATTACTTGTATTTGTTATATCGCCTGTAAAAGTGAAGAAGTCAATCCCTCTTACCTGAAGAAATAAACCCTCCGCTTGTGGTATAAGTGCATCAATCAAACTATCAAAAGTGGTAGTCGATATTTGCAAATATAGTTTGACTTCATCTCTTGTTACAATTGCCATTGTTTGCGCTTCCTTTATCAAATTTACTAGGCATTTTCTGCCTCTTGTTTCTTTTTTTTTCTTTTACGTTTCTTTTTTAACTGGCGCATAAAAGAAAATGACATAGCATTAAAGTTCTCCGAATCAACATTTTCAATATTCTCCTCGCCTCTTTCTATGCGTATATCATATTCTTCCATAGTCTAATCCTCTACAATGTGCCCCATAATTTTAATCCCGAATTCAGTTATACTTGTTAAGTTATCTTGTATATAAACCACGAATTTGTCATTTGTTAGTCCGTCCAGTCTAATAGCTACTCCGTACTTATCAGGCCCCGCAAAGGATTTTCTATATGTCAATCCCCAATCTCCACCACCGCCAGAACGGACAGCGTAGTTCACGTCGTATGCCGTAGCTCTAAATCCTGCATTACTAAATATATTTACTAGATAGTCTTGGGTTATATCGTTCTCAAACCCAAAAAAGACACCATTAGTTAATGCTGAGATATTTCCGAAAAGAGCATCATCTGGTTGAGAAGTTAGAATCATTTGTCCAATTGTTCGTGTCAAATCCCACTTAAACCCATTAGGAGGCCCCATTGAAAACATTTGAGAAGTTACAGATCCATCCACTGAAAGATCCCCTGTAGTACGAATAGAGAACAATACATTAGCTGGGTCTAAATCAAAGCCAATATACTGTCCTACAGTTATTGAAGTAGCTGCGGTAGCTACTACTCGTAACTGTGCAAACCTCTTAAATAAAACACCGCCTCCCAAATCCTCTTCAGAATATATCTCTATAAATTCACCAATCAGAAACCCGTGCCCCGCTACAAGAGTTATATCTCTGGTTCTAGCGCCTGATGTCCCATTTATAGTAACACTGTTTATTTCTTGAGTTAGGAAGTATTCCACTGGTGGCGTTGTTTGGTCACCGACTAGTACATCTAAAGAATTGTTACTTTCGTTAAACGACCGGCTTATCGCCTCTTCATATTGGCCCATTTATCTATCCCTACACAAATGTCTGCACGGATGTACCGCCAGTTACAGTATAGCCATTCACTGTTAAGTTCCCTATTGTCAAAGTATCTGTTTCAGTTGCAAGCCAGTCTTGTGCATCTCCAGATACTACCACTACCGCCTCACCGTTTACCAAGCTTAATGTTGTGCTAGTTATTGATGCTGTCCCTGCTGTTGACGTGTCTGCAATAGATAGTGTTGTAGTAAAGTCTTGTGTCAACCAACCATGTTTAATACCGTTGCTATCTACAATTTCTATTTTTACATCTCTAGTCCATGCTGCAGATGTAGCTGCTCTATTAACAGCTGTTGGAGTTATTTTCATAACCATATCGCCGTTTAATGCACTTCCTAGAACGTCTATATTCTCATTTTGCGTAATGTCGCCACTAAGTTGTCTCTTTGGCATTTTGTTCTACCTCACTGATATTTTCCTCTTTTTTCGCTTCTACTTCTTCAGCTTCATTCTCAGTTTCGAACTTATCATTTCTTTTGTCTAGCTTCTCCAACGCTTCTATTACTTTGCTATACGCACTCTCTAATTTCTCAACCCTTTCCTGCAACTTTTGAAATTGCATCTTCTTAATGCCTGGGTTTCTTTTTCGCATTGAATTTGCTATATCTATATTATTGTCCATCTTGTTTCCTTTATAAGTTAAAAGGGGGCGCTTGCCCCCTCTTGCTTTTTTAATTAAGCCTGACTTGTGTAGAAGACCATTCTCATGTTTTCTTTATTGTATACACGATCCCAGTTAGCTGCTGCTGCAAGCTCTGCATCTGTTGGAGATATTCCAGCTACACTAGCTCCTTGCCATGCTCCACCTACAGGATGTACTGAGAATACACGTCTTGTGTGCACTTCGGTAACTCCCATTCCTACGCCTTCGTTTCTTTCGAGTGATGTTGGCTCATATCTTGCCGAACTTTGCCCAAACTGCAACGCACCTGTTTTATAAATTACATTAAGGTAAACATTAGGTGACGTAGATAAGATCGGTAGGTTTTTGTCGACAATTACTTCCATGCTCATATAGAAAGGTATAGGTCTTGTTTGTCCTGAAATAGGAACAAAGTCAATAAGATCATTCTTTCTCATAGTTTGATAAATATCCGGATGTACTGCGATACCTACATAGTCTTCGCTATCATTGCGTCCTACAACACCATTTTCACCAAGCTTCCCTTGTGCATCGATTACACCGTCGTCAGTGAAAGACGATGCTGACCCATCAAATACAAGGTCGCTTGAGTCATTTGCTACGTTATCAGCATAAATACCCTGTGTCACGGCGATTGCGTTCTTGTCATATGCCTTTGTCCAAAACTCTCTTACATCGTTAGCAAACCGATCTAGAGGCTCTGAACCTGCAAGGATTGCTGATATAGCGTTAGCACCATAAGCTTTTACTCTTTCTTGTCTAACAGCTATTTGTTTGCTTGCAGTAATGTTGTTAATTGTTTCTGATACAGTCTCTGAAGGAACGTTTGTGTCCCCTGCTAGTGGTTGCCAGAATGGAAAGTTGAAAGTCTCTCCTCCACCATCAAGCAAACTGTTAAGCCCACTATTCATAGACACGATACCTGATCTAAAATATCTTGATCTTTCGTACCATGGCTCAAATGTGTACCCGGAAAAGACCTCAGGTACAACTACGTCTGCGATTCTTGTTTCTGCCATTTTGAAACTCCTTTATTTTATATAGGCCCCGTATTTCTCCGGATTTTCCTTGTAGAGTCTCGATTGCTCCGAAAAACTCAGGGACTTGTATTTTTCTTTTGTTATGTCTCCTGAATCCTTCGAACCCTTTAATGGGCTGGACTGATCCATTATATCTTTTTTAACTGCTAATTGTTCATTTGCTAGCGTTGTCTTTAGCTTGTCGATTTGCTCATCTATCGACTCTGCGCTGTCCCCGCCTAAGAATTCTGCGAATGTAGTACTTAAGCCAGCATCTCCTAATTTTTGCAGTTTGTATGCTTTTATTTCTTCTGCCTTTTTCTCTTGCTTAATTGATGTAAGCTCCGTTGTTAACGTACTTACTTCTTTAATTAAGTTGTTAAACTCTTGATCTTTTCTCTCGCTCTCTGACATTGTTTGAGTTTTTTCTTTTTGCAACTCGTCCCGCTCTAATTTTAGAGCTTCTAGGTCATTTTTAAGCCCAGTCAAAGCTGCTGTTAGTTCTGAATTCTTTCTGTTTAACCCCGCGATTTCGTTCTTAGTTAAATCTCTTTGTTCTTGAGTTGCCTCTTGTGAAGACCCCTCATTAACTTGATTTTCACTCATTTCTTACCTACTTATTGTTATATTTTTGCACATACACTGTACAAATCGTTTTGTACGTATAATGTACATCTTTGTAACAGTTTTGTCAATTTTTTTTTGTTATATGACAGTATTTTTATTGGCCTTCTTCTAGTTCCTTAAATCTTCTTGCAATAGATGGTCTTTTAGTAGGTTCCTTGCCTTCTGCTCTTCTCTTAGCTAATTCTTTCGCTCTTTCTCTCCTATATTCTGCTGCTCTTTCAATAGAACGCTTACCTCTTAATGTTTCACTCCATTCTTGCCATGTTTTCTTACCACCTGTTTTAGCCCATGTTCCGTTTGCCAGCCTTTCTCCTCTACTATTTGGAGTTATCCCCTCTGGAAGGTAGACGAGTTGACATCTACAGTTTATTCTTTGTGATTTAGATAATGTGAAATCTCGTGGCCCAGTTCCTTTTGATCCATCAGGGAATACGAAGAATCCATCATCATTAGGTCTTGTTTGGTCTTTTCTGGCATGATCTCGCCTTGTACGCCCATCCAGCGTAGCATCCCATACGTAGTCTCCATACATACCAGATGCTTCTGCAAACTGCGTGCTATCATATATACCACCAGAATGTCCAGTCAAGACCTCTGTTCTTGTTGTTCTTAAGGCTGAATTAAGTGATTGGTTATACACCTCGTCTGCTGACAGAAGTATTGTTTTTACGTCGCTCTTGCTTAGGTCTGAGTTGAACAATCCAGTTAGTGATTGCCGTATTGATGCAAGTAATGCTGTTACTTCTTGCTTAATCCTTTGAGGAAATGTCATCCCGAAGTTGGCTTTAAATTGTGTATCTTTATAGTTCTTTGTTACAAAGGCGGTGTTTAGTTTTCTGTAGTTAAGGTCGTAATCAAAGTTATCATTTGCAAGTATCCGCTCGTTGACGTCATCAGTCAGGCTTTTCCCCATAGCATAATATGTATTTGCGTAATTATCAGTATATCCTGATAAAACAATTGCATATTCAGCCTCTTTAAGCTCCCTGACGTCTTGCTCGATAGACAGTATGAACTTATCTAGCCTTTCCGTTGCCCTAGCGTTAGTAAGAACTATCAGCCCCTTGTCTGCCTGTTGCCTTAACACTGCTAGCTTTGCATCTATTTTATCTTTAGTAGCTTTGTATAACGCCTGCTGCTCCTTCATCGCTTGCTCAGTGCGATCTACGGCGGCATTAAATATTATCTTTTGGTCTCTTTTAGTTCCCATTGGCGGCTATATTATGCCTCTTCTTCTTCGTCTTCATCTTCCGATAGCCTAGGCTCGTTAATCAGTGCATCCATAGCACTTTGATTATCCTTAAGGTTTCTTATCTTTTCCTTATTCCTCTTCTGTATTTCTTCTTGAGGATTAGCAACTAGGCTTTGAGGGAAGAGTTTCAAGATTGTCTCATCTGATAACAGTCCTTCTTTCTTTAGAATAGCTGCTACTTCTGTTTTTTCTCTTAAGTCAAATGGTAGATTCCTTATCCACTTTAGTTCTGCTTCTACTCCTTCGCTAAGAAACCCGAAGAAGATCAAGGCGTTGTTTATTAGCATAAGTCTATATTTTAATGACTTAGTGAAATATATTTCCATAGAGGTCACCAAGTTTTCAAAGTTGGTTAGGGCATATGCAATTGCAATCCCGCTTTTAACATTGAACTTCTCATCATTCAAATTAGGTATTCCTGTTAGTTCGTAGTACCATCTTTCGAACACCTTTGTCGATTCAAGTGTAGCCTCAATATTCAGGTTTCTTTGCAAGAACTCTGCGAAGTTACCCTCCTCTTTACCACCCAGATCATCAAGAACTTTCCATTCTCGAATTTTATCTACATCGGACTCTTGTATTGATTTTGACAACAACAGGATCGTGTCGTTAAACTGGTCAATTGCATTAGCTATTGAGTCACTTCCTAGCTCATCTAACTTGTCGATAATAGGTATTTGTGGTTGGAAAACTCCAAGCCTATCGCTATTTATTCTATAAGGGTACAAAGGCACTTCTCCAAAAGGGTGTAATTCTGATCCGATGTACTCATATTCTCGTGATAGATCACCATCGAACCTTGCCTGGTCTCTTTGCTGGTTTATCCCTGAAAGCTCCTCTTTTTCTCTCCACTTATAAAAGTCAACTCTCTCTTTATAATATACGTCAGCCCTATGGATTATCTCGTCTTGCCCATCTCTTTGTGTCTCTCTAAACTTATAGTATCTTATAGACCATTTTAACTTATCTTCCTTTACTGTGTCTTCATACTCGAAGATGCACTGCTCTCTGTCTATCTGCGTAAATTGTATCTTTTCATTAGCAAAGTAAAGAAGCTCTGCACCTTCTCCTTTAATCGCTGCATCCTGGAATATTTCGGCACTTACAAGGGGTTCCTCATTTTCTTTGAACACACCCCTAACAAGTTCTACTTCTTCTCCTTCTTCATCCTCTTCATCGAAAACATAGTTAACATTGCCAGGTTTATAAGCATACCCTTGCAAATCATTGATAGTCTTCCTCGCAAAAGGCAAAGGAACAACATTGTTAGGATTTTTACCGTTCTGTTCGTTAACAATCCCTTGTGTTATCAGGCTAAGGTTCTTTCCTTGATAGTATGCTTCGTTCTTTAGATATTGTGACTGGTCATAGTCTTCAACAATCCTGCTTACCTGTATGCCTGTTAGTCTCTCCTCTGAAGGGACGTTTAACAGTTCTTTAT